TAGAATGATACCACAACTTCAAAGACTTTTTAGGAGTGGAAGATTTTCTAATTATAGATCTGCTGCTGATGTATTTGATGGTAGTTATCTTTCTGATCCTGACCTAGAAGGTGCATTTACAATGGAAGATGGAATGAGAATAGGTGGTAGTACAACAGGAAACCTAGGAGGATTTCTGGGAAACACTGCTTTAAACTGGGGGTATTCTGCAGGTATTATTTATCAGATAGCAGTGGAAGAAGTTATTGGTGCAGGCGTTGCTGCTTTAGCATCTGTTCCATCAGGTGGTGGTTCATTAGCAGCATACGGAGCATTGACTTTAAAAAACTTAGCTACTCTTACCAGACTTCCTAAAACTATTATGAATGGTTTTAAGGCATCAGCAAATCTATTTAAAAACTTTAACAATATTCGTTACTCAAAAGATTTTTGGGATATAGCTAGAACAGGTGGAAATTTTACTGCAAAGCTTATTAGTCCTGAGATGGCACACACTATTAAAAACTGGAAGACAACAGGTAATACTTTTCAAAATGCATATAACATAGGAAAAAATACTGAAGTGTTTGGTGCTTTTTATAGAGATATGAGGATGTACAATGCTGCATTAGCAGAGTCAAAAATGGAAGCAGGTTTAGTATACAATACTGTTTTAGAAAATGGAATGAGATATTCTAATTTTAGAAATAATGGTAATGGAATTTCTCCAGAAGAAATGACTAAAATTCAGACTGCTGCTTCTCAAGCTTCTTGGAAAACACTAGCACCTAATTTTGCATTGATTGCAGCATCTAACAGAATAGTATTTAAAAATGTATTTGGTAGTTGGGCAAAAAAACTTAATCAAGGAACTGCAACTACTTTAGCTAGAGTTTTAAGAAACGGACCAACTTCTTATATAAAGAAAAGCAAATGGTTACTTAAGTCTATTCCACAAGAAATTAAAGCAGGATTTAAAGTTGCATCATGGAAAGGTGCTGCAAAGACAACAGGTGGGGTAATGCTAAGGTATGGAGCTAGCGGTATGGTAGAAGGGTTGCAAGAAGTATCTCAAGAAGCTATATCAGCAGCAACAGGAGGATACTATAGTGCTGTTTTAAGAGACCCTACTGCTGGTGGTAAATTATCAATGAGTGGATTTTATGGTGCCGCTGGTGATGAAATATTTACTAAACAAGGACTTGAAACATTTGCGTCAGGTTTTCTTATTGGTGGAATGATGGGGCCTTATCAACAGATTTTATTTGAAGGTATCCCTGCTATCTATAGTACAGTTAGATCTAAAGTTGCTAATAGTAAAAAGTTTAACCCAATGTTTGATCAAGAGATTGTAGATTATGCAAAGCAACAAAGAGAGACAGAGGAACAGATGATTGATGATGTTGTGGCACAAGCTAATGAAATGGGCACACAAGTTGAGCAGATAAATCTTATGCTTGATCCTGTTAAGATGAGTGCTGCTTTACAAGACCAAGCAGCTGGTATAGCTAATATGTCTATTGCTTTAAATAGCAAGTATGATTATATGAACAATAGAAACTTTACAAGCTTTGATAACCTATACCATAAATATCAAAGAGGTTTGATGGGTATATATAAAGAAATGGTTACAGACTTTTCTAAAATGTCTGATACTGAAATAGGAGAAGCATTTAATAAAAAAGATTTTGGTAGAAACCCAGAAAAATTAAGAAACAAATTTGTAGAAGAGCTAACTAGAATAAATGAATTTGGTGAAAGAATTGCTTCTAAAAAAACAGATAAATTATTTGAAGATAAAAAATTAGATTTAAGTGAATATGATAAATCTAGCAAGGCTTATAGAGATGCTTTTTTTCATAACAGAGCTATAGATCAAGCTAAGATGTTGTATATATTTTCTAAAGAATCATTTCTTGATGCTGTCAAAAGACAAATGGAAATTGAACAATCATTTGAAAATGAACCAATATTTACTAAACAAAAGTATGGTGATATAAGAGTTCTTTCTAATGCAGAAAGTATTAAGACTGAGATAGATCAACTTGATAAAGAACTTAAGGCCAAAGAAGATGCAGGTGTTCCAGCTACTGAACTTAAAAAAGACAAAAGGAAAAGAAAAGATTTAAAAAGATATTATGACATCTTAACTGATCCTAAAAACTTAACTAAGAAAGGTTTCTTTAATAGAGCTAAAACAAAATCAATTAAAGGTGCTTTAAAAACATATTTAAATGGTATTGCTGAAGATAAATCTGATTATGTAAATGAAGAAGTAATAGATGATGTGTTAAGTAAATTAATAGATCACAGCTCATTACAAGAAGATGCATTTGCTTTTTCACAGACTGTTAATATTATGGCTAACCCTGAGGTTACGGCAGAGATAGTCCAAAGAAATGTAGAATATTTTGAATTTTTATTTAAGAATAGAAAAGAAGTATATAGATCACAAACTGAGCAGTATATAAGTTCATTAAAGAAAAATGAATTAATTAATAACATAGCAGAAGAAGATGTATATATGCAACCTGAATTAATCAGAGCATTTTTATCTGATGAAATTGGTTCAGCGGGTTTATTAGAAGGTTTAGTCAATGGGCAATTTAGTATAGATGGTAGAGCTATTGGAGGTGCATTAAATTTAGATGCAGATCAAGAACTTACTATGAAGTTGATTGCTTTTATAAATACCTATAGACTTACCAATGAGCTTGAACAGGATATGAAGGATGTTCAGGATGCTGTTCCTGATGAACAACAAATCAATGTTGAAGAACAATTAAAGGATGCTGATATTGATGACATCCAAATAGGAGATACAAGTAGATCACCAATTCTAAAAAGATTATTAGAATCTCAATACCGTAAATATAAAGAATCTGCATTTGATAATGCTTTAGAGTTTGCAGATTGGAGAGTATCTGAAGAAGGTGTTAGAATTAAAACAGCTTACGATGCTATAAAAAGAATATGGGGTAAGGGTTATCAAATTTTTGTAGTTGAGAACGGTGTTGAAGAAACACGTTTAAAGGTTCCAACACAACAACAATTAAATAGTGAACAAGGATTCCAAGAGTTTTTAGATAGCAAAATAGCTAGAGAAGAACCTTTGATACAAGATGTATTAAATGCTTTGGACTTGAACATGGATATATTTACTACTGTAAATGTTCCTAGTGCTAGATCAGTAAAGCCACCTGTACAAGGAGTTGGTTTTGACATAGTAGAAATACAAACAGAAGGTGGTTCTTTTTATAAAATTGTAGATAAAAAAGGTGGTAACTTAACACAAGCACAGTTAGATGTAATTTCTACTGACATACAAGAAACAGGAACTTATACTGATTTATCTAAAGCAAAAAGATTGCTTAATATTTTAGATAAAGAAGTTTCTGATGGTAGAGTTTTTATATTTGATGGTAAACAGTTATCAAAAGGAATGTCTGTATATGATAGAAATACAGGGGAAGAGTTTAGAATAAATAGTTCAGATAATACGGGTGGTATAATAAGTCTTGTTCCTACTGAGTTCTACATAAATGATTATAAAACAAGATATAACAATTCAAAACCTGAAAGTGAATTAGACTTCTTTACTAGATATGAGTTAGAAAAATTAACCTTTGATACTTTACCTACTAATGCTTATAAGTTATATTCAGATAGATTAAGTAAAGTTTATCCTGCAAGTTTATTTACTGAACCAAAAGGATCTTTAACACCTAAGCAAAGATACCAGTATATAGTAAATGCATTATCTCCAGAAGATTTTCAAAACATTATAGTAGACTTTAAAGTAAACAATAGAGAGCGGCCTGATGATTTTGATGATAGATATAAAGGTGGGCCTGAGAGTATACCTAATTCTTATATTAGAACACAGACAGAAAGATTTACTGTAGAGCTAAAATTAAATAAAGACGCAACAGTTAGAATTAATAATGCATTAGCTGCACAAAATATACCTATGATGGAAGGCCGCCTTCTTGATAAGGAAGGTCAAGGTACAATTGGTTTTATACCTAATGATACGTTATACTTTATAGATGGAAATGGCAAGGTGGTAACACCTGGAACAATGACTGTTGACTATGCAAAAAATGTAATAATCCCAGCAAATAGTGACCAAGGTATGGAAGCTGCTATACAACAAGTAGCTGCTGATTTTGGTAAGCAAGCTGTGCTAATATCATTTGCTAATGAGATGATTGATTCTGATCAAACTGTTGGTACGTTAGGAGAGGGGTTAAAGATAATCAGAAATGAAGGTATACCTGCATATAATAAAGCTAATAATCCTGAAATTCCTTTAAACAAATTAAGTCAGAAAACTACTGTTAATGGAGATATTATTATATATGATATATCAAGAGATGCAGCTGGTAATATGAAAGGAAGTCCCATAGTAAGATCTAACCTCAGCGGCAGTGCAAAATTAGAATTAGCTGCCAGGATAAAACTAAAACTTGAGGATTCACAACTTTGGGATAAGATGATTAGCGGTGATAAAACTGGAAAGAATGGTGGCTATACTGATAGGTATATAATGCCTATTGAACAACCCGGTGGTCTAATGACACTAGCTACAGCAAAAGCAATTAATATTGAAGAGGGTGTTGTTAGTGAAATGATGAATGATCTGTTACAACAGGCAAGCTTAGCAGCAGTAGAAAATAAAACAACTAAGAATGGCAAATCTGTAATTAAAGATAAAGGATATAATGATAAATTTCATTTAGACTTTATTGAAAAATATGGAAAGTTTTTTATTAGTGGACCAAAAGGAACTAATGTTACTATTGATGTTGCACCTGATGGAGCATTAAGAGCGGATTTGTTTAATAAATATACAGGTAAAAAGGGCAAAGTTTTTTATGAAAAAAAAGCTCAACAAAAAGAGAATACTCCGTTAGGTCATATGGAACAATTCTTTACCGATATTATTAATAGCCCAGTTGGTAGCACTGTAGGAATAGAAAGTTTAACTATAGCAAATTTTAGAAAGTCTTTACCACTAGATGCAACTATAGATACAATGATGGAAGACTTAGTTACTAAGCTAGCTCCTGAAATTAGAGTTGGTCAGTCTATTGGATTTGAAGCAAATTCAAGTTCTTTAAAAGCAGCAGAAGACAAAGGTATATTTTTAGCAAGACCAAGAACAGAGTTGGAACATGATAGTTCTAAAAGAGTAACTGATACAGAGAGTAGAAGAGAAGATCCTGCTAGAGAAAGAGCTAGAGCAATTACTAACTTAGGTGATAAACTAACTCAAGAGGCTACTGATGTTGCTTTAAATGAAGGATCATCTATGGTTAGTATAGTTTCTTCATGGTTAAAAACAGAGGAAGGTTCTTTAGATAACCAAACTGCAGAAGAATCAGCATCTAAGTTTGCTTTAATATACAACAGAAAAAACCCTGTAGCAGGTGAAGACAATAGATCAGTAGCTGAGATTATACAAGATAACAAAAGTTTAACTCCTGGTCAAAGAAAAGATAACGCAGGTCAAGCAGGTGCAGATTTATTTAACACAATTGCTCAAGGTATCAGTGTTAGAGAAACTATATTAAATGAAATTAAAAATCAGACTTTATCTTTAAAGCCAAATAATGAGGTTACTGATGATGTCTTTTTTGCTTTTGTAGATGATAATCTTTCAGAAGTACAAAAAACAGAGTTAGTACAATCCATTGGACAGAAAATTATAGCTGGTACTGAGCTGTCAGCTAGAGAACAGGATATAAGAACAGCACTAAAAGATCAAATAGAGAACTATCTTACAGGCTCTGTTAATGCAGAACAGAAAAATGATATTGACCTTACTCTAATTGCACAAACTCCTATAGATGCAATAAATAATCAGATAGCTGAAAGAGAATCAGAGATATCTGAACAAGTAGGTGAAAAGAAAAAGGTAAGAGCATTAAGAAAAGATAAAATATATCAAGACTTATTAAAGCAAAGGGAAAAAATAATTGGCCCAGCCAATAAAATTTTGTCTCCTAGGCTTTCTAAAAAAGATGTAGAAGATTTAGATATATTTCTTGAATGGGCAAAATCTAATCTTCCAGAATTTATTAGAATAGGAGATATAGAAACATTAGGTAATAATTTAAAAGCAGGTGGCCTAAGAGTTGGTGCATTTGCTATGGATCTTGCAGCTATATCAGGAGGTCTTAGAACAGGGGGTACATTATATACTGGGGCATCAAATGGTTTTAGATATCATGAAGCATTTCATGGTGTATACCGAATGTTATTAACTCCTGCTGAACAGAAAAGTTTACTGCGTCTTGCTAAAACACAAAAGAGAGCATTGCTAAGATTTCAAGGCAAAAGTATTGCAGTAGAACTTCAGAGGTTTAGAAACTCTGCAGATACATATACTAATATGTCTGATGTAGAATTAGAAAATAGATATTATGAAGAGTATATGGCAGATGAGTTTGAGACATTTAAGAAAAGCCCTTCAAGCTCAAAAGCAGATACCGAAATTAAATCATTTTTTACTAGATTAATTGAATGGTTTAAAAGAATGTTTAATTCATTTAATAAAAGTCAATTACTAACTTTATTTGAAAATATTGATTCAGGTAAATATGCACAAGCTTCTGTAGTATCAAATGATTTTACATTAGATACAAGTCCACAAGTTATTGTTGCTAATGCTATCCTACCTTATGAAGGTTTACAAGTAAATAGTTCTAAAGGTTATTTGTATTTGGATAGTAACATTTCAAATAATTTAGTTAGTTCAATGGCAGCAAGTTATGTTGCTAGAAAAAATACTAACACTGATTCAGAAATAACTAATCAAGATATATTTGAAGATGTATTAGAAGACTTCACATGGTTGTATAATAAAACAAACCCAATCAATAGTAAATATAATTCTTCTGCAGAACCATCTAATGTGGCAGCAATAGAACAACTAGATAGAATACATGATGCATTATCATTTAATGCTACAGAAGATATTACAAAAAGTCCAATTTATAAATCAGTATTTGATGTACTTGAGTTAATTGATGTTCAACAGAAAATTAAAGATGACAATATTGATCAGTATGAAAACACTGAAGGTTTAAGAAATGTAACTCAGTTTGGTAAAGAAGCATATATGAGTGGAGGCTTAGCATCATTACCAACATATCTAAGACAATACCTTTCTACTATAACAATGCCTTATACAGATGCGTTTGGTAATACACAACTAGAAAGTGGAGAAAAATTAATTGTACCTATAAATTCTTACAAGACTTATAATGGTATTATAAAGTCTGTAAAGAATGAGACAAGTCCTTTAGTTATACTTCAACGTATGTATATATTTAGTTTAAATAACTCTAATACTAAAGCTGCAGTTGAAAGAATATTTAATGATATTGGATTAGACTACCATAGTATTAGTGATATATCAGAGTTACAATTACCTCAACAAATTAAAAACCCTACATTGTTTAATCAAATAACAAAAGGTTTTACAAACTATAAAGTTGATTGGTTATTCTTACAACAAGATAATACTAATGAAGTTATTTCTTTCTCTGCAGCAGAAAGAGATGATACTCATACACAAAATGAATTGTGGAGCCAGGCTTATACTACTAAAAGTTTAAACTGGAAGATAAATCCTAAGACAAAAGATAAAGCATTAGAATCATTAGATGCTATTAATGATGCATTAACAGAAAGAAAAGAATATACAGATAGTCAATTGGATTTACTTTCAAGATCATTGACTGAAAATCTATATGATTCAGTTGGAATTAAACTGAGTCCTTTATATATGAAGTATAGTATATTATCTGCAACAGGTCAAAGTAATAATGCAGCTCAAGACTATATACTTCAATACAATAGTGAAGCAGATGGAATGACTGCGGTGCAAGCCTATTGGATAAGAGATATTATAAATGCTGATGGAGATTTGTTTAACTCTGAAAATGATGGAGCAATTGCCAGGCTTAAAAGCTTAGCAATTAATAATGCTATTTTTGATGAGACAGTGGGTTTATCAGTATTTAGAGATGTAAATGGCAACTTAGTTAATGCTCATCAAAAACCTACATTTCATTTAGAAAGAGTTTTTGATTTAAATAAAGAAGCAGAAATAGATAGATTAGCAGATGATGTATTTTTAGCTAATAATTATTTGTTAAACAACCTTGAGTTTTTAGATATGTCAGATGATAATATTCTAAAAATTCAAAGACTTTCAGGGTTAAAAGAAGTTAAGACATTAGACAGAAGTGCTAATCTAGATTCATATCAAGATGGTGTAATAGGAACTACTGATTATGGTAGCTTTTCTCCTAAACAACTTTTGACAACAATGATAAACAATTATTTATTTGACTATAACTCTAGAAGTAATACATTTAAAACTAAGATGGATAAGGGTGCAGTTGCTCCTATTCTAATTAGGATAATGGAATCTTCTAATACAAATGATCAGATTTCATTGCCAATTATAAAGGCAATAAATGCAGACAGAAGTGATCAAGGTATTATTAGTCCTGAGTATATAAAAGAAATTTCTAATTTTGTAGAGAATGAATATAATAGAATTGTAAGAGAGAACAATGAAGAAGGAAATCTACCTTTACAAGAACTTGTAACTAAAACAGGTGAGATAATTCAAATACCTAAAACAATTCCAGGTTATAATATACCAGATTCAGATGGTGTAATGAGAAAAAATCTTATGTTTAATACAAAGGATTTGATTACTCAAGAACTTAGAGATTCATTAGAAGTATCTGCAACACAAGAAAACCCACCTTCATTTAAAAATGCACTTAAAGAAGCATTAGGCTCTGTACAGATAATAGAAGGAAGACCAACAAGTGATTATAGTAGAATCTTGGATCTTCAACTTAACATTAAGATTAATAATTTTCTTACGATGGTTGACAATCTAGGTGTAGATAATAAAATATCTAGACTAATTGATAAAGGTTTACTAGATGGTGTTCAGGGTAAGGTTGCAGAACAAAAAGCAAGAGTAGCTGCTTTAAAACTTAATATAACAGAAGATAGAACTTACAACTTAAAGCAAATATTTTTAAATGATTACTTGAATACTAAATCATTAAACGAGTTGCTTTTAGGTGATCAAGCAATGATATTAGAAGATTCAATAAAACAAATTAAAAGAGCTAAGGGTCAAAATGCTGCAGGTGATAGTATATACTCACCAGTATCTAATCCAGAATTTGGTGTATTTGAATCTACTGAAAAATTAAATGCAATAATTCTTAAAGAGCCAACAATTAAATCAGAATTTAGTGGTAAAGATATAGACCGTTCTGATGCACAGTTATATGTAACACCTAAATTTCATAGACATGCCCAAAATTCTTTAGGTAGTTTAACTAAGTTTGGTGCACAGATGCTAGATAAAATAGAAGGTGGACAGGAACTTACTGCTGATGAATTGTATGGACCTCAAGGTATGGCTAAGACTAATCAGATGTTGAACTCAAAAAAGTTTGTTTATTTTGATGGTAAAGTATATGCTAAATTTTCTTACATAACTTTAACAGAAGAGCTTACAGAAAACAATCCAGAACTTAGACAACTATATAGAGATATGGTAGCTATGGATAATGAATATGGTGGTATTACTTTTGCTGGACCTGAGAGTGCTTTTAAAATGTTAAAAACAAATGTTCAGGCATTAGGAGATAATATTACACAACCTTCTATTCAATTAGATGCAAAATATTTTAGAGAGCAAGTAAAAACAAAAACTAATAAAGATGAAATAACTGAGCAAAGTCAAATTAAAGCTTTAGCTACTTCTGAACAGAGACCTGACACACCAGTAAGCATAGAAACAAGACCTGATCTTAAAACTATAAAAGATGTAATAAGAGAGTATAATCTTAGTTTAGGTAAAAGAATAATTCTTAAGTTTAAAAATAAAAGAAATTTAATATATAGTTTTGAAGGTCTAATGCAAGATTTTGCTATTAGTTCTAAGAATAGAAACATAACACCGAACTTACAAGTTTTCTTAAAGTATGCATTAAACTCATTAAAAGCATCTAAGGCTAGTTCTAATCTTATGGAATTCTTTTCTATAGATGAGACTACTGGTGATGTTAAGTTTAACATTAACAATCCTATAAGTATAGCAAAAGCAGAACAGTTGTTTATGAGTTACTTTAGCAAGGGTGTGTTTCAAGAAAAAATTCCTGGACATGGTTTAGCACTAGTATCTGATAAAGGACACACCATACTTAGACGTATCTATAGTATGGAAAAGAATGGAAGACTAGGTAGAAATGAAGTTATAAGGGGAGCTGTGCCAGAAGGAGAAACAGTACTTGTACAAGATGTAGAAAACATGGGTGCTAATTACAAGTTCCCTTCTAATGGTAAAGGTATATTAGTAAGAGATAGATTAAGATATCAGTTGGCAGAATATAAAAACGGCAAACGTACAGGTCAATATTATAGTGAAGCAGTTATGCCTGCACACAGTGCTGATATATATAGTCAATTACAAAATAATTCTAATACAGTTATTCCTGACTCTGTAGGAAAAATGTTTGCTGTACGTATACCATCACAAGATAATCATTCAAGTATGAATGTTAAGCTCGTTGATTTCTTACCTGCTTACTATGGATCTTCTGCAATGTTTCCTGCTGAACTAATAGAAATATCAGGAGCTGATTTTGATATTGATACTGCTTATGTACAAACAAAGGAGAGTTATTATGATAAAAAAACAGGAAAGTTTTATGCATACGGTGAAACACCAGGTAGGGGTTATTCTGATTATGTAAGATATATAAATCAAGCAGTAAACAAAGACACAGTATATTCTCAAGCTGTTTCTTCTTTTGAAAAACAAGGTAGTAAACTTGAAGATTCATATACAGATGCAGAGCTTATGGCTTCAGACTTTTCAGATAAAGCAGTAAAAGCAGCATCTAGATTAGGCTTACCTATTACAAAACAACAGTATATTAAATATGTTGATGAACGTGGTCAACCATATGAAGCAGCTTACAATAATGAAGTTTTAGATTATAAGTATGCGTTAATGGGTAATGAAGCAGTAAAAGATATTTCAGTAACTCCTGCTTCTCTAACTGCTATTGAGAATGCGTATCAAGAACTTAAGAAGGCTGCTCCAGAATATGTAGCTAGATTAGATAATGAGAACATTGATGTAGATAGTATGACAGGTAAAGTTATATCTTTTGAAGTTAATAAGGGTGCTGCTATTGGAAAGGCTGTATCACCAAATTTATATTTAAGTTTGTTGGGTGAATATGGAATAACTTTACCAAGTTCATTAACATTTTCTTTACGTGGTATAAATTATTTTGGCTACGGTGCAGAAGTTAATTCTTATGGTAGCAGGATTCAAGATGAAATTTCATCTATTATAACAATGCTTACAGATAACTCAAAAGAAAATTTTGTAGCAAAATTAGGCATGCATCCATCAGCTGTTGGACTTGCAACAAATGCAGTAGCACTTGGTATACCATTAACTGATGCAGTATTTTTAATGAATGGTAAATTAGTCAGGGATTTATTTACTGAAGCTAATAATAAAATAGATAAGTTTGATGCAAGCTTTAAAACTTTAGTTGCAAGAAAACTTAGAGCATTAAAGAAGGTAGATGCATCTCCATCAGTATCATTGGAAACAATGACTAAAAGTGTAAATAGTCAAGCTTTAACTAAGGAAGAACAAAAATCAATACTATTAGTTCTAAATAATTTAAATACAATTTCATCTTTTACTGGAGCAATGTCTTCTATTACAGGAATGGCTGGTAATGGTATTGGAGCTAACTTTAGTGATGTTCAAAAAAGAGTGGATAGCTTTAGAACAATTGGTGTACTACCAGGTGATTCGGCCCCACTTATAGATATACAACCAATACTAAAAAACAGTTGGGTAAAATCTAATATAGATATATTTAATCAAATAGCTTTTGACTTAATTCCTGCTACATTTATTACAGGAACACAAGAGTTTAATAAAATATATGCTAAAGTATCTAGAAATCTAAGCAAAAGTAAAATACAATTTACAGTTGAAGATCAACAAAAAGTAAAAAGAGATATGTTATCTTTCTTTACCATACAAGCATATATGCAGAAGACAAAGTCATCTGAAGTAAAAGATGGAGCAACTCTCTCTAATCAATTAATATATCCAAACAGTTTTGACAATTCTATATATACTGCAATTAAAAGATTAACATCAGCTGATAAGGGTAATTTCTTTTTAGAAAATTTTATTACTATGCTTCCTATGTTTTCTGAAACAAACAATACAGGTATGAATCTAATTCAAGCTAATACTTGGAGAAGTTTAGACAAAGACCAAAAGCTAGATTTACAAACTTCTTTTTCAAAGTTATACGGAAATCCTTTATTAAGAAAAGATGCTATGACTATAGTAAACTATTTAATGGTTAAGGATGGTCTGCAGTCTGCTAGGGGAACTTTACTAGATGCTATTTCTCCATTTGTAATGGATGAATATCTACAACAAATTAACAATGTTAATGAAGTCTTTTTAACTAATAAAGGTTGGTTAGAAACATTTGGAGCTGAACGTAATGAGCTAGTTAAACAATTTGAAGATGGTTATTTTAGATCTGCTTCAGTAAATTCTAAAATTAATACAATAACTTATGATTTAATAGAAATAGGTGGAATACCAACTATGGGCTTTAACCGTCAAGGTTATAGTATGAAAAAGATAGAAGGTACTAAAGCAGGTGTTACTTTAGAATATAAACTATCTGAAGAAGAAATTGCAAAAGTAGACCGTAGAGTTGATGAAACAAGCCTTACTAAATTTATAAATGTTGTTGATGTTATATCTAATCCTATAGATGCACAATATTCCTTTTTTGAGCTAGACAGTATTACTGAAACTAAAGCTGTTTATATAAAAACAGAAATGCAAGGTTCTTACTATCAAAATGGAATAGGTTTTATGTTTGGGCCAAGACCAAGTACTCAAGAAAATAGAACCAATATAAGAAACAAAGGTGATATGAGAACTGCGTATGCTGCTGATCAATTTGACAGTATGAATTTTGAAGATTTTGCACCACCTCCAAACACTATACAAAATCAAGCATTAGCAAATGAGAATGCAACTGTAGAAGCTACAGAAAATGAAATCAATTTTACAGCAGAAGATACAAGTAAAGCTGTTAATATTGCAGATATAGATACATTAAATAATTTATTAGGGATTGGTAAACCTAGTGAAACAAGACAAATGCAATTTGGAGAAGCCCGAATTAGTCTATCAACAGTTGATGGTAAGTATGATGTACAACATAGTGAATTTGGAGCACTTACTGAATTTGGTCTAGATACTTATGAAGAAGCCGTAGCAATTGCCAAACCATTTGCAGAAGAGGCTGAAGTACAAACTAGTGAAGTTGCTAATAAATTAAAAATCATTTCAGAAAGAAGAGCTATAGCTACTAAATCTGATTTACAAAATTCTCAATTAATAAAAGATATAAGAGTAGATAAAACTCAACCTAACGCATTAACTCCTAATGCTGCAGATAATAAATTAGCTGCTATAATGCTTTATGGAAAAACCTATGATACATTAATAGAAGAAGGCTTACCAGAAGAAGCTAATGAAGCAAAAACCTTAGCTTATAGAATATTGAATGATTTGATGTTTGATATCAATGAAATAGAAGAATACATGGATGTCATGACTCCCGAATATGCAGGTGTATTAACTACTAATGAAAACCCAGTTAAAGAGTTTTTTGAAAATGATATATTTGAACAGGCTGATAAACAATTAACACAACAAACTAGTGGGGTTGAAATATCTTCTAATGCTAAAGGTTTAGCAGCAGCGCTTACTAATCCTACGGAATTAGCTAAGTCTAAAGGTAACCTTGCAGAGTCCTACCCTATAACTTTTAATGGTAAAAACTATAAAGATGTTGAGGCAGCTTATCAGGCATTAAAAGATAAGTCTGAAGCTAGGACTAAACCTACTAAGGAAAATAGTGATAACTATAAGTTGATGGTAGATTTAATATCAGCTAAATTAGAGCAACACCCTAGGTTAGTTTCTTCAATAATTGAACAAGGGGGTGTTGCTTGGATAAGTTCTTCTACTCACCAACCTACTAAACAAAATACAGTTTGGGAAACGGGTGGTCAAAATTGGTTTGTTGAATCTTTAGCTGATGCTTTTGACACAACGATTAAGAAAAGGAATTTGACTGAAGCAGTACAAACTAGTGAGGCTGTTGAAGATGAAGCCACAGGTATTGTTGATGCACAAGAAAATATACCAACACCTACGGAAAAACAAGCACAACAAATTCAATTGTTTGATGAAGAGATTAGTAATCAATACCCTATCATTACTTCACTTTATAATAGTATCTTTGAAACTCCTGGTGTTAATGTAGAGGCAACATCTCAAATAGAAGCACTAGAAAATAACAACATAGATTCTTTAGAAGCTATGATAGAGTTATATAATAGCCCATTAACAAACTTTGAATCTGAAGAAGATTTTGAAGACTATGTTAAAAAATGTATATTAGGAATTTAATAGAGAACCATGAGCAAATGTCATAATAAAAATACAGCAGAATACCAGTCTCTAAAACAAGAGTATGGTACAGATGTAGTAGTAGGAAATGTAATTGATCAGTATCAGAACTTTACTAAGACAAACACAATACCTACTGTTGCAGAAGCAATAGAGTTTCTTAGCAATAAGCAAACCTTATATAACTTAAAGCAATTAGACTTTGGTCAATCACTATTAAACAATCTTAGGAGACTTAGTATTATACACAGCTTTCAAGGAAAGTATTTTATAAACAACACTGATCAAGCAACATTACAACCAAGTGATGACTTAGTAGAATCTAATAGAAGAAGATTAGAAAAATACTTAGAGATAAATAATATACCAATTAACTCAGTTGAAATAAAAAAAACTCCAAAAACTTATTCTGTAAGGATAGATAGTACAATATTTAGCCCAAAGGACATGTTAGAAAAATCTAGATCATGGGACTTTCCTAGAACAAGACATGTTGTTATGCATTTAATGAAGTTAATTCCTGGTTTAAATGTGTCTTTGAAATCTGTTAGTGAGGCAGAAAAGTTATATAATGACATACCTCAATGGAGAAAGTCTAGAGTTCCTTTTAGTGAAATTAATTCTTTTTATGTAGAAAACAATGTAATCCTAATAAAAGGAAGAGTTACTGATGAGGTAGCAATAGAGGAAGTATTGCATCCATTTATTGAAGCAGTTAAGTCAAGTAATATAAGTTTATATGAGGGCCTCTTAGCAGAAGCAGCTAAAGCATTTCCTGAAATGAAACAACAGATTGATGATGCCTATAATAGTAATAGAGGCATTGGTGCTGACGCAAGAGAGATGGAGTTGATTACACAAGCATTAGCAAGACACTTTAAAAAAGAATATGAAGAAAGTCCTACGCAAAGTTTTATGGATAAAGTTCTTCAATTGTTAGAATGGTTATCAACAATAATCAAAAACTTAAATGAAGTAATAACCGGTAGAACTATTAATATAGATAACATCTCTGAAAGAGCTAGCTTATCTGATATTGCTAAATTGTTAAATACAACAGGGATAGTATTTAATATAGATACATTACAGACTAACGGTAAGGTAATGTATAATTTATCTCCTAAAAAAAAGAAAGTTATAGATGAAGTAAAAGCTAAGTCTAATGAATTTCAAAAACGTATTATTGATAGGCTAACACATAAAGTAAGTGAAGCTAAACAAGAATCTGATACGTTATCTGTTAGTGCAGGACCTGAAAGTTCTACACAAAACAGTGATCCTTTAGTTATTTTAAATAAAAAAGATGGTAAATTTTATAATCTAACTGATAGAAAGCAAGTTATAAAGTCTACGTCAGACGTTGTTGGTAGGAAGCAAGACAGTCAGAAAACTATAGAAGTTAAGCAAGATGTAAGTTTAATGTTAGATGCAATAGCAATAGATCAATCATTTGAAAATATACAAGATCAACTTGTTGGCTTAACACCAGAGTTTGCTCAGCAAGCTTTTAATAATTTGGTAGAGGAACTACAAACAACAATGAATGCTACTGATAGAATGTTAACTAACGTAGTGTTTTATGATCAATTAACTGACACAGCTGGTATTGCCGATGTGGTTATAATAAATAGAGTAGGTCACTTTAAGATACTAAAACTACAAATTAATGAGTCTAATGTAATGTCTAAAAATCCAAAAACATGGATTAAAGGTGTATTAAAAAATGATTTAGAAAAGAGTTCATACTATCAAGATAAAGTAGATTTGCAGGAAGGTAATTTATTAAAGGATGATAAGTTAAGTTTATCTGTACAAGATCAAGTAGAGGTAGGACTTGTTAGAAGAATGGCAGAAAACCAAGGGTATGATATTGTTTATGGAGATGATGCTTTACAAAGCTTAATATTAAGTTATAAAGGAAAAGCATTACAATTTCATGGCCATATAAATCATCCTCAATTTCAAAATGCAGATAAAGTAGATGGTATCATTCCATATTCTGTATATACAATATCAGATGATGAAGTTGATAAACTATCAAAAGATTTAGAGGAAGGCCTTTATGATGTAGATGAAAAAAATTTAGAGCTAGAGACTATGGCTGAGCAAGTGGATCCATCATTATATCCTGCTGAGAGTACTATTTCAGTTGCATTGAGCTCTTATTACGAAGCTATAGTAGATGAGGCAAGAGTTAGAGAGATGACTGAAGCAAATATTTTTAGTGATAGATCAGCTGCAGATCATAGAGAGACAATTGCAAATACATTATCTTATATAACTGTTGCAAAAGCAGAAGGACCAGTTGCTCAGTCAGTAGCATATACAAAGCTATTGAGAGATGCTCTTAAAGAAATGCAAAAGTTTGAAGCTTATGTAATAGATCCACAAAGTATTGTTAAAGATCCTAACTATGTTAAGTATGTAATGAACTTTAATCAATTCTTAACTACGTTTGATGGTTTATATCTTATAAAAGATAATACAGATATTAATGCAACTCAAAGATCTTTAATAAACCAAATTAATATTCAGTTAGTTAGGTTACTTGGTGCACCTACTATCAAAGGTAATGGTCAAGGAGAAGGATTAATAAATCAAGCTTTAATAAACTATGTTTTAGATTTGTCTAAATCACTATCACAAGATGGAATGAGTCAAGACAAGAATAACATATTACAGTCACATAGTGGTAAGACATTTACTGTAGAGGATATTGAGGATTTAATAAAATTAGTTCCTGATGTAGACAAAGCAGAATTGTATTCAAAAGATCTAGCAACATCAGCAGATTTTTTATTAGGTACAATGGATAAGATATTTAAGATTAAAAGAATTGAATTCCTGGATAAAGTAAAAGCTAGGGAAGAGAATCTTAGAAAAGCTGGTGCATCACTTTTAACTTTATCATCTGAAAAAGATCTCCAAAAGCTTTATGACTTTATGTTAGAGTTTGATGAAGAGGGTAACTTTACAGGACTATATACTCAACGTATAGGTCAACAATATTTTTCAGAAAAAACAAGATTAAGAGACGAACTGTATGATATAAATGGTAAGCCATTTCATTATAGACCTATCTTCTCTATAATAAATGCCAAAGAGAGTGACTTAAAGTATAATAAAGAACTTTACTTTAAGAAAAAAGCTTTTGGTGATTTTATGAATGCTGAGTCATATGAAGATGGTCAATTAAATTCTGGCAAATATCACAGGTATACAGATGAGTTTACAAAGGTAAGAGCAAAATGGGAAATCTTTCAACCTTGGTCTAATGGTGAAGGAGGTAATTGGATAAAGAAACCAGGAACCAACAAGCAAGCATATGAATCATATAGAAGAAAGTATTATCAAGAACAACCATATACAAAGATGTATAAGGATGCTAGCAAAAGACCTACTGGTGTTATTCTAGAAAATGAATCATTCCCCTCTGTCAGACCTGACTTTGTTGAAGTTAAAGATAGTTTTATTGATGTTGATGGATCAGTGAAGTCATTATTAAATCCTAAGTATAATGATATAATGAATCCTAAAGATGCGTTAGGACAAGCAAGAAAAAATTTCTATGATATTTTTGTAAAAGACTATGAATCATTACTAGATAAACTACCTAAGTCAGTTAGAAATAAGATGCTAGGTAAAGTGCCTATCATTAAAAATAATTTGGTAAAAGATCTATTAGAGAAACCTCCTGTAGTGACTAAGCTTTTACCTAGATTGGTGAGAAACTTTAGACAGTTTTTTACTACAACTGCAACACAAAGAATTGTACAAGTAGATAATGATGGTAACTTAATTGATACCTTACCTGTATACTATACTGGTTCTGCTTCTGTTGACTCAGATTTAGAGCAAGTCCAAAATCAAATGGAGGAGCTTAGACAAGAAAGAAAAGACAATAAAATTACATTAGGTGTTTATGAAAAAAAGAGAGCGGCTTTAGAAGCACAATTTGCTGCATTAAGAACTAAGCCTACAAAGGGTCAACTTGAAAAAGATTTAACAAAGAGTTTAATCAAGTTTAGTACTATGGCAGAAAACTTTGAGGCAATGGGAGAAATAGAAGACTCACTAAAAGCTATAGTTAAAGTAATAGAGATGAGAGATTATCAAGCTCCTGGTGCAACTACTTTAGTTGGTAAACTATATGACAAAGCTAAAGGTTCAATAACTAAAGAGGTAGGAAAAAAGAATTATGACGGCTTGCAAAGTAATGCAGCTAGAAGAGCTCATCACTATATGAAAATGACATTTTATGATAATGATAGGATGACACAAGGTGCTGTTGAAAAAACAACAAATCTATTAGTCAATGCTTCCTCTTTAGCTTATGTTGCATTTAATGTTTTTGGTAACTTTAATAACCTTACTATTGGACAAATAAATAATGCTATTGAAGCAATGGGTGGTTTATTTTTTACTGGTCAAGGATATAAAAGAGCACAACAAGATTTTGCAGTTACAGCTACAAGGGGTATAATACAAAGAACTCCAGAATCAATAGGGGACTTTGCAGATTTTACTACTAGGGTTGCTACATTAAATAGTGTCAAGTTAAAAAAAGCCAATTATGATATAAAGAAACCTTTGTCTTTATATGAGTGGTTATCAGACCATTATTATATGATGGATGATAGTACAGATATTAGAGAAACGTTTAGTGGTAGAGAAGATACGGGTACGGTATGGGAAAGATTTACAAGCTTTGGTTATTCATTTAATCAAGGTGCAGAATACTATGCACAAAGTACTATAGGTCATGCTATACTATATAGTACATTCTTAACTAATGGAGATGAGACTTTAAGTATACGTGAAGCATGGGATTGGGATGCAGCAACTCAAACAGCCAAACTAAAAGATGGCTTTGATACTGTTATAGATAAAAGAACAGGATTTACGCAACCTTATAATGATAACTATAGAGCACGATTAAGAAATAGAATACGTGAAGTAAATAAACAGATACACGGTAACTATGCCAGAGAAGATAGAATGGTAATTCAAAATAATTTCTTAGGTATATTGATAGCTCAGTTTCACAAGTGGGTAATGCCTGCATTTAGAGCAAGATTTCAACAACAATACTATGATCAAAATTTAGGATGGCTTGAAGGAAGATACTTGTCTTTTATTAAATTTGGTAAGTATATGACTGGTGTTAGTAAACATGGTACAAGAGTATTACAAGCTCAAGGTATGGGGTCTATAGGTAAAAATTTGGGAGCAGGATTTAAAGAAGCTTATGGTTATTCTGAAAATCTTAGTGGTGAAGAATTCTATGATGATAATAAAGCAAATATGCTGCTTAAAAATGTATATAGAACATTAGGTGAAGCATTTTTGGTAATGAACTTATTTCTATTAAGTAATTTATTTGAAGGTGCTGATGACGATGATGAGGGTATAGAAAGAAAACTTAAAAACTTTATTGCATATACATCAGTACGAGCAAGAAAAGAAATGGTTATGTTTATTCCAATACCTGGACTTGGTGGTTTTCAACAAATGTATCAGATGGCAAAGACACCAATTGCATCTACAAGAACATTAGGTGAGTTAGGAGAAGCATTAGAACTTACAGTACAGACTCCAGTCAAATGGTTATTTTTAAGCGATCAAGAGTTTATGCAAGACAGTAGTATTGTTTATCAAAACAAACCTAGAAAAGGACAATTAAAGATGGCAAAGAATTGGTTTGATGTTTTGCCTTTATTGTATTCAATACAAAAGTATTTTTCTTTTGAAAAGAATGATGATTTTTATATTAAATAAGACAAATTAACAGGTTTAAATCTAGTGACTGACATATTATTTAGTTATATTATAGTATACAGGCACACATGTATAACATAGACTATGAAAAAATTATTATTATTATTAATATTAGGAATAGTTTTATCTTGTGGAACATATGATATATCTACTAGCTATAAAATTAAAAGTATCTTAACTATAACTGAAAAAGGTGATACTCTTGCTGTTCCTGTTAGAGATTTTAAATTTAGAATACTTGATAATAGAATAAGAGAATTTATAAACCGTGATCCGTATAGACACAATTATAATTGGCAGCATAGGAATTGGAATTACTATAGCGTTCCAAATATTAATGTTAGAAGTACAAACAGTCCACCGGTTATATACACAAGACCGATAAGTGTACCAATAATTAAACCTGTAAGGCCAATCAAAACGGTTAAGCCTATTAGAATTGCTGCTCCAGTGGGGATATCAAAAGAAAATAAAATTAAATAATGACAACTAAATTATTAATAGTGAGTATAACAGCATTCTGTACGTATTTATGTACATACTTTTTTGATTTATCAATGGAAAACATGGAACAATACTTAGCAGTTTGTTCAGTATTATGGTTAGATGGGATATTTGGAGTTTGGGCAGGCTGTAAAAGAGAGGGTTTTAAAACATATAAAGCATTAAGAATTACAAAAAATACCTTTACATGGTTAGCTATTCTTACAGTTATCCTTATGGTAGAAAAAGGTTTTACCGGAACAGGCTGGCTATCAGAAGTTGTTATTGTACCTTTTATGATACTACAACTTATAAGTGCTTTAAAGAATGCTTCTATGGCAGGACTGATAAAAACAGAAGAGCTTAATAAAATTCTAGATAGGATTGATAATCATAAAGGATTAAGAAAATAGTTACTAAAAATACATGTAAAAGTTGTGATAAACCCATGACTTACTACGGAGGGACCAAGATAGATGGCCCCTTTTTTTATTGCCCTTTATGTGACTCTGTGTATTTTATTTATAATCCAAAGAATCAATGTAAATAGCTCTATCATATGCATCTTGTATTGAGTCTTGCTTAGTATAAATAATAAGCTCTCCTTCATCTATATACCAATCTAGTACGTTAAGATCATTATCTGGATTATACTGTGGTTTGCAACCTAGGCAAACCAACAGTAATAATAACCTAACCTTCACAACTACTACATTCTAAAATATTTCTTGCAAAGTCTTGTGCACTACTCTTACTAAACTGATAGTATAAAGTCTTGACACCTTCTTCCCATGCATACATATAAAGCTTATTAATATCTTTAGCTGAGACAGACGGATCTATCATAAGGTTTAAAGACTGTGACTGATCAATATACTTCTGTCTCTGTGCTGCTTGTAATACAATTTCTTTAGGGGATATTTCAACAAAGGACTTAAATACTAATTTAGTTGGAAAGTCTAAGTGTTGTACACTACCATCTTTCTTAAGTATGGATTGCCAAGTCTTAGTATTATTTAACCCGTACTTTTCTAATTCATCTTCTAAAAAAGGATTCTTGTATACTGTCTTAGATTTAGCAAGGTCTTTAATAAAGTAGTTAGACTTAATGGGTTCTATACCCATAGACACAGCACCGTGTATAAAGCTACTTGATTTGGTTGGTGCTATAGCCATAAGAGTTGTGTTAGCATAACCTTCCCTAAGAGATGTGTAACCATATTCTTTATGTAGTTCTCTTGATGCAATTTCACTTCTATCTTTTATAGTACTAAATATCTGAGCATTCAAACCTTTAGCTTGAATTGAATCAAACTCAATAAGCTTAGACTGAAATAAAGAATGGTAACCTAATACACCAAGGCCAATTGCTCTGTGTTTTTCA